TGTATTTGTTCCCACCGGGCGTGGATTTGTTCCTGAACGCAAGGTAGCTAGTGAACGCAGCGCGGAGGGTTTGGAACAGGCTGGTGGCAGAACAGCCTGATCCGTGAGACGATCCTTGATCGAATTCTGTTCCGTAAGGCAGAATTCCTTTGTTGTCGACATTATTCTTCAATAATTCGTTCAACACAGTGCGGTGATTTGCAAAGGCCTTCATGCAAATCGCCCGTTCAACCTGGCGCAGGGTATATGAAATCGTGCCATCCATGCGATGATAGTCAGATACATTCACATATTCGGCATCGACACATATCTCCGCCACGCGAGTAGCTATTTCGCGTGGGGTCTTGCCAGGCCCGTACCAAGAAAACTGCTTACAATGCTCTGATAACGACAAGGCAAACATTGCCATGTCAAGCTTATCAGCGTCGTTATACGTACTGATGTTCCTCGGGTCTTTAACATCCTGATATGCTTCTGATTTAATGAAACACTTAAGAATGCGCTGACGAAAATCACCATGGACAACGGCACGTCTCAACGAAGTCTTCTGGGCAGCACTGGTTTGCTTGCGGTCCACCACCTCATAGCAAACTGGCTCAAGGATCACGCCACGCACAACGAGTTCAGCAAACTCGTCTATGCATTGGTCACGGAAGCGGTGCGAGCGAGGCTCAGGTTTCTTCAATTTATTGATTCTGCCTTCGACGCACCTTTCCTCAGCGGCTTTGTTGGGCACGGGAACAAACGCTCCATGTACTACGGGGGACATGAACGCTTGCAACTTAGGTCGCGCTTCAGCATCATACTCATTGGCTCGATACTGATAAGCGCGGACGCCCAACTCAACCGGATAGACCGTGGGCATAGAATGTGGTGTGCAGACACGATGGTAATCTGTCAAAACAGCAGCAGCAGCCCGATTATTCTTAATCCAGCTTGCCGCTGTCGGCAACTGTAGATTTTGTGATCCCAATCGAGCGACGGTGGCGATGACGTCGTCTATGGAAGCATCTACAGTTGCACAGACCATGCTACCGGGACGCGCAGTGGTATACACTTTGCGTTCACGGGTTTGGTTCGCGAACCTCACGAATTTACTTCCGTCTTTTGCAGTGCAAAGCGGATCAAACCGCTCAACCCTTGGGGAGTTAAGGAGACAAGCCGCCAGCCATGCTGCGGGGCCCCGAAACTCACGAATGGGTGCGAAGAGAACGAGCTGTCGATGCCGTCCTACCTGTTTGCGTTCTACGGAGAACACAGTAGCACCAATTGGAACCCCGCAGAAGTGGTCAAAAGCAATGACACTATCAGCGGCATAATTCCAAAGTTTGTGCTTGTAGAAACCTCCACCGGCTACGCTCGTTTCCAATTCGCCAAGCGCATTAAAGCAAAAAGACGTATCATTCTCCCCATTGCTAACCGCTTCCTCAGGCACAGACGTGTACAAGAGAACGGGCTTCGCATGTTTTCCCAGAAAGCTGGGCATGTCAACATAATAGTCGACATCACAGAGGAAAAGAATATCGTGTGGTTCAAGATTATCCAGACAATTGTCTGCATTTACATCCTTTGCCCAATGCCACTCACGACTGCCAACGTAACCACGGCGCTGATCCGACTTCGACATCTGAACGAAGTAGGTTCTTCCCCCACAATATCTTGCAAGGGAATTTACGAACGTGGTTGCGCTGTTACGCAGTGCTGCGGCATTGGCGTGTGTGTGGCCCGCGACAGTAGGCGCGGGTTCCACACTAATATTTGTGAAAGCGTCTCGCACAACGTCTGACTCAATGGCAGGCCGTCGGCTGACGCGTTCACACAGACTGGAAGCGGTACTCCGCAAACTCAGTCTCATCTTTCGAGACATGGCCGCACACAAAACGGCAGCCACACCATACATTAGGGCTTTCTCGACAGGTACATTGGCTTTCAATTTCTTCAATAAGTCCATCCTGAAGCGCCCGGAGATAACCATAATGGCGAGCCGTTGGCGGTTAGGAAGGAGGGAAGGCAAATCAAAAGTCAACACATTCATCGGGTTTCT